GATTTATATATTAATATTCGTCATTGGTATCATTGGTGTCATAGGTTATGGCGCATACTTTGTATATAATGATACTATGCAAAGAATGGCAACACTTCGTGATAATAACGCAAAGCTAGAAGTTGCAGTTAAATCAAAAGATGCAGCTCTTAAAACTCTCAAAGAAAATATGGAAAAGCAAATTAAGTTAACTAAAGACTTAAATAATAAGTTAACTGTTGCTGAAGAAAATAATAAAAAGATTTCAAACCTACTTGCAAAAACAGATATAATTAAAAATAGTTTAGCAGATCCAGCAGGTCAAGAAAAGAGAATTAATGAACAGGTTAACAAAATGTTTAGTGGTATCAATACTGCTACTAAGTAGTTGTAGTTGGAAACCAGAAAAAGAAATAGTAACAGTTGAAAAAGTTATAATGCCAACTATTGCTATAGCACAAAAACCAAAAAGCATTAATATGCTTAATGTCAAGGTAACTGTTATAACTGAAAAAAATTTACCAGAAGTTATTAAAAAAGTAAAAGCTGGCATGGGTGAATTTGTTATATATGGTTTAGATCCACAATCATTTAAAAACTTAGCACTTAATTTTGAACAAATAAAAAGATATATAGAACAACAAAATGAAGTTATATTATATTATGAAAAATCCGTGAAATCAAAAGAGGAGAAAAAATAATGGAATTTATACTAGATCAACTCGTCACTTGGTGGCAATTTACTATTGTTGGAATACTAATTATTATTGGATTCATAGCTAATATGTTCGGTGTTGATTGCGATGATGTTATTATTGGATTTGAATATAAGGAAATGCCAAAGCTACAACCTATAGCAATACCTACAGCTGGTAAAGGTTTTTGGGGAGCAATATGGATGTGGCTAATGGGTACACGTAATTGGACGGTTGCAGAAGACTGGGTTTTTAGAATGGAAGGAGATTGGTATGTCATTCCAGCAGGATTTACTTTTGACGGTGCATCTATTCCAAAATTCTTACATACGTGGCTATCACCTACAGGCGTATTGTTAATGGGTGGATTAGTACATGACTTTGCATACAAGTACGAAACATTATTGAAAAATACTAAAACTAAAAAGAAAACTATAGGAAATATTACTCAGAAAAAAGCAGATCTAATATTTCGTGATATTAACATTGAGCAAAATGGATTTCATCTATTAAATAAATTAGCTTATTGGGCTTTAAGAATAGGTGGATTTGTTGCTTGGAATAAACATAGAAAAGTAAACGCAAAAATCATATAGGAGATTAAATTGAAAGCAGGCGATCATTTATTATTAGCAGCTAAGAAACATGCTGAAGGACAACTTGAAGTACATAAGGCTAACATTAAAGTATACCAAACTATGCCGGCCGGTATAGGAGAACACAGTGATGTAACTGAAGCTGTAATTGCAGAACTCGATAAGATGGCTTCGGCACATGATAGAATTGAAATGATAGAAAAATATTTTTCAAAAAATGATTAAAAAGTCCTTTACAAAGATTCATTTTTAATATATAATAGATACAAATAATCAAAAAGGTAAGAGGTAAACGAGATGCAACAATTTGTTGACACAAGGAATTTTTTGTCTCAAACGAAGTTTTACGAAGGCTACTCAAGATATAAAGAGAGCGAAGGAAGATATGAAACTTGGGATGAGGCTGTAGATCGTGTAATCGATATGCACGAACAAAACTATATTACTAATAATAATAGACTACAACCATTTGTAGAAGAAGCACGTACAGCATATAAAGAACAGCGTGTTCTTGGTGCTCAAAGAGCTCTACAGTTTGGTGGTGATCAATTAATGAAACATCAAATGAGAATGTACAACTGTACATCTTCATATATTAATAGGCCGGAATTTTTTGGCGAGGTATTCTATATCTTGTTATGTGGTGCTGGTGCAGGTTTCTCTGTACAAAAGCATCATATCAAAAAATTACCGAAAATTCAAAATAGAACTAAACAAGCGAAAGGTTATATAGTTGAAGATTCAATTGAAGGTTGGGCTTCAGCATTAGACATTTTAATGTCATCTTTTTTCGTTGGTGGAGGTAAATATCCAGACTACGAAGGAAGAAGAGTTTTCTTTGATTTATCGCAAATAAGACCTAAAGGTGCTAAAATATCTGGCGGCTTTAAAGCACCAGGACCAGAAGGTTTACGTAAATCACTAGATAAAATAGAACATTTACTTCAAGGTATTGTATTAGATTCCAAAGAACCAACACCGTTAAAACCTATAAACGCATATGATATTACAATGCATGCAGCTGATGCTGTATTGTCGGGTGGCGTACGTAGGTCAGCAACAATTTGTCTTTTCTCACCAGATGATGAAGAAATGATGAATGCTAAAACTGGTAATTGGTTCATGGATAATCCTCAAAGAGGAAGGTCAAATAACTCTGCAGTTATTGTAAGAGATAAGACCACACCAGAAGAGTTTGGAAAGATCATGGAATCAGTCAAGCAATTTGGTGAACCCGGATTCGTTTTCGTTGAGTCTACAGAACATACTACAAATCCATGTGTGGAGATTGGTATGTATCCTCAGATCAATAAAAAGTCAGGTTGGCAAGGTTGCAACCTAACTGAAATCAACGGAGGCAAATGCAATACCGAGGAGGACTTTTATAAGGCATGCCGAGCAGCGTCTATCCTCGGTACCCTACAAGCAGGGTACACAGACTTTAAGTTTTTAACCGATACTTCTAAATTGATATTCGATAGAGAAGCATTACTTGGAGTCTCCATAACTGGATGGATGAATAATCCAGATATTCTTTTTAATGAAAAGATACTTGAAAAAGGTGCAAAGATTGTTAAAGAAGTTAACAAAGAAGTTGCACAGATAATAGGTATTAATGCAGCTGCAAGAACAACTTGTGTAAAACCAAGTGGTAATGCATCCGTATTATTACAAACAGCGTCGGGTATTCATGCCGAACATTCGAATATGTACATTAGAAATGTGCAGATGAATAAAGAATCAGAAATTACTCAAGCAATCATGAAGACTAATCCATATATGGTTGAAGAGTCAGTATGGTCATCAACAGGTACTGATGTAGTTGTTTCATTTCCAATACTACCTAAGAAAGGTTCAATGTATAAAGATGATTTGCTAGGTATTAAACACCTTGAACTTGTTAAGAAAGCTCAAAAGCATTGGGTTGAAACTGGTACTAATGAAGATCTTTGTGCAGATAAAGGTATAAGACATAACGTATCAAATACTATCATTGTAGATGATTGGGATAATGTAGAAAAATATGTTTATGAAAATCGTGATGCATTCGCAGGTATTTCATTTTTAGCAATGACTGGCGATAAAGACTATAATCAAGCTCCTAATACAGGTGTCATTGATTCCAAGACTATGGTTAAGAAATATGGTGATGCATCTATATTTGCTTCAGGCTTAGTTGTAGATGCACTTAAAGTATATCCAAACCTATGGGATGCATGTTCAACTGCACAAGGCTTTGGTTTAGACTTATCAGTAGAGTCTTCAGAGAATTCTGCTAGAAAAGATTGGGTGCGTAGATTTGAAAACTTTGCAGATAATTATTGTGATGGAGATACTAAAGTATCTGAAGGTTGTCTAAAAGACGCATACCTATTGCATAAATGGAAAAAGATTCAATCAAATTTAAAACAAATTGATTGGAAAGAAGATATAACAGAAAAGAAGTATACCGATGTTGATACACTCGCTGCAGCCGCATGCGCAGGTGGTGCCTGTGAAATCGACTTCTAAGATAGTTTCACCTTGCGTAAAAATATGTAAAGTTGAAAATGAACTATGTATTGGATGTGGAAGAACTACTCATGAAATAGCTGAGTGGTTTAAAGCATCTGATAGAAGAAAGAGAGAGATCATTGAAGGATTACAAAATAGAGTGTGAAGAGTGTGATGAAATAACATATGTAGCATCTTACAAAGAACCTACTTTCTGTTCAATGTGTGGAAGAAGAGCAGAGCCAGAGGAAGTTGAATCATCTGAATAAATAACATTATGTGGCATTACAATAATAAACTATTTGAAACTACGCCAGAGGAGTATCAAGGCTTTGTATACGAAATCACAGAAATCGACACCGGTAAAAAATATATTGGAAAGAAGAATTTCTGGAAACCTAAAACGCTCCCCATCACTAAAACACGTAAGAGACGCGTACGAACACGTACTGAATCTGACTGGAAAGAATATTACGGATCATCAGATGAAGTACGTAGACTTGTGGAATCACGAGGAGAGAAAACCTTCAGTCGAAAGATCTTAAGACTCTGTAAGACTAAAGGTGATATGTCATATCATGAAGCAAAACTACAATTTGATAATGATGTACTATTACGTGAAGATTATTATAACAACTTTATAGGTTGTAAAATACACGCGAAGCATTTAACAAGTTAATCACTTTTTCCTTTACTTTTGTTGAAAACTATAGTATAATAGATCTATAAAGTAAAAAAGTATTTAGAACACATCTGCACCAGCAATTGGTACAGGAACATAGTAACTAAATACAGGAGAAACTTATGTCTAAAAAATCAAATGTTATAAATTTCAAAAAAGAAAAATTAAAAAAGTTTAATGAAGAAAAAGAAATAGTCTTTACCGTTGATGATGAAAACTATACTCTAGGCGAGTGTGTTCATCAGTCTCATAATGATAACGGTATGGAGTTTATATTTGAACTGGAGATGGAAGATGACGAAACCCTTCAATAAATATGACTTGCTTAAAAAGCAACTAGCTGAAGAAACTAAAGAAAAGTATACTTTATATAATCGTATAAAAGAACTTAGAGCTCAGCTGGATGCTTTGCAAAATAAAAGTCCAGAGTTATCATCTAACTCTGGACCAGATGCTATTCAAAGAGATAAAACATAATTAACATGTTAATCACTTTTTTTAAATTAAATGCATTTTTTCCTTTACATCTGCTAAAAACTATGGTATAATATATCTATTAAAAATTAAAAAAGCGGAGAAACTAAAATGCAAATTCAAAAAGAAATCAAAGATATTCAATTCGATAATGATGGTGTATCAGAAGCCATCGTTATGGCCTCAGCTGCCGGTTGGTATGTTGGCAAGATAGATAAGTCCGAAGGATTTATCCAGCCATACAACAGGTACAGTGGTTACTTTGCCACTCCTGAGGAGGCACAAAAGGAGCTAGAGCTTTATGCCTAGTCCTTCCGAGATACAATCAATGCTTCCACTATTTTTTCAACTCCTCTTCTTCGCGGTAGCTGGAGCATTGATTGTAGGAGTATTCTTTTCCATAGTTGGTTGGTTCTTTCGTAATGCACTAATTATCATGATTGTTGTAGGTATACTATTTGCAATCAACTATGGATATATTGATTTAACTAAATTATTTGGAGCCGTAAATTATGACAATGCATCTGTTACCAGTTTATTACAATAACAATAGTACTAAAAAGAAAAAGCCTTTCCGCAAAGCCGGTTGGCAAAAAGCTCAAGCTGAACATGATAAGTGGCTTATGTCACGCGGTGTACATCCTAGTCAACTTAAAAACAAAAAGAAAGATTCAGGCATTAGTGCTCCTAATTACAAGGAACACTCACGTTCTCTACCAACAAGCAACTATGTAGGTAAAGTTGTTGGTAAGTCTAAAACAAATGCGTACACAGGTACGTTCATTACAGGTATCGCCACCATGCATAAATCTAACATGGTACCTGTAAGTAAAGATGCAGATCCTAAAGAGTATTCAACAATGAGAAGAAATTAATTTGCATTTTATGCATTTTTTCCTTTACATTTCTGTAAAACTGGTGTATAATAATACTATAAAATTAAAAAGGGAGTTTATTTTATTATGTTTAATTATGATACAATTATCAAACAACTAGAAGCAATGTCACCTATTCACCAAGATGAGTTTGCTCAAAAGCTCATCGAAAAAAATAGTGGATTAGGCGCAGCCATATCTACTAAGATTAACATAGCTCATCAGGATAAGTATTACACTGATACTGAAGCAATGGATGAGTCTCTTAAACAAAGAGGCCACGCATAATGAAAGTTTCACTTAATCCAAAAACAGTTTTTAAGTCCATCTGTGAAATGAGCTATGAACAAAGAGAAGAACTTCTCAAACAAATCGTCAACAATGAACCAGATTTGGCAGATGGCTTAATTTGCTCTCTAGGAGCTAAGTATCAACAATTCAGAACAGCTAGAGGAGACTTTCTTGAAGAATCCAATAGCTAAATATTTAATGTGTTCTTATGCATATTATAAGCTTGATAAAAATTTAATAACTGATCATGAGTTTGATCAGTTAAGTAAAGACATTCTTGCTAACTATGATAATATACA